CAGTAGCTTCCTGTACCTTTAAGTTAATTTGTGCCTGTATTTGAGCGTTTATATTAGTCTGCAACTTGTTATATAATTCTACACCTGTGCCAATTGATAATCCCATCATTAAAAATATTAGTAATAAACTAATCAGATTTCTTTTCATTTTTATTCTCCTTTAAACTATCTTTCCATGCTTTCCATTGACGCCACATTTCATAGTCTTTCTTTTGTTCTCTTAATTCTTTATCATGTAACCAATCTAAGTTGCTGTGCGGTATCATAATTAACCTCCTAATGCTATTATAATTAATGATAATGTTATCCATATCCCAACAACTGTTAATCCTGCTTTGAGCAATAATTTAATATTTAATAATTCTTTTAACATTTCTTCCACTTCCTTTCTATATAATTCTTTTTCTAATAATTCAGCAACTAATTTATTTCTGCTAATATTCTTCTCATCTACATAATCCTCTAATCGCTTAACTAAGTCATTTGGTAAAGTTATGTTAATCTGAAACATTACATCACCTCCTTTAATTTATAATTGATAGCATCTACACTTTTATATTTAGCCAAAATGTTTTCTATATCTTTATTGTTAATATCCCAGTTAATTGCTGACCAACCTTCATTTAGATATGTTGCTATTCTGTATGCTAAAACCATTGGTGTAACATTAAAATTAAAATGAGTGTGTGGAATTGAAATACTTTTACCATTCATTAAGCTTACATTAGTTTCGCCACCATTGTCGCTTAACATATACCACTTATCGTTAACTTTAATTAAGTGTGATCCATCTACCGTTTCTTTACTTTCTTGCACCTTTGTAAAATATCTTAAGTCTTTAGCAACTGCTGAATAATTATTAATTTTAATCATTTTATCTAGCCCCTTTCGTTATCTTGTACCACCATTATACACTATATTATATACTTTGTCAAGTAAATATGCAAAAAAACTTTATTAAACGCAAAAAATCCCTGTCAGCCGTTAAGCCAACAGGGAGGAGGGATAGCATATTAATCTAATCCTTGCGATATAATAATTAACAATGAAGCAATACCAGCACCTGTAACGCCATCACCTAACCTGGTGAAAAATGAGTTACCTTGTGCTTTCTCATAGTTATCAATTTGTTTCTTATATTCCTGTATCAATTTATTAGCAGACTCTATTTTAGCTTCCATTCGTTTATTTTCCGCTCTCAATTCTTCTATATAGTTTGCCAATTCAATAATTTGCTGATTAGTTAACAAATAGCCTTCTTTAGTTTTCTCAATATTATCAAGTGTATTATTTTGAGCTATTGTTGTCATCGAGAATATCATCAATAACATTAGCAGCAGACTCGTGATCTGTATGCTTTTTTGCTTCAATCCCATCACCTGCCATTTCATAATCTTCTTCCTTTTGCTCAATAGTTTTCTTTTGCTTTCTAATATCATTAGCAACCCCACCGCCAAGCAAAGCCGTGATTAATCCGCCAATTCTAGCACCAAAAATCAAGAATGTTGCAACTATCATAATTGCTATAATTAGATATATGTGCCATCTTTTCATATTAACCCTTCTTCCAATTTGTTATATTGTCAGCTGCGTCAGCACCAAAAATGCCTATAATTGACATTGTTGAAACTTTTTCAAATAATTCGACTGGTATTTCTCCTAACAAATATAAAACTGTAAACAATATCATTATAATAATGAAGGATTGCACTCTATCCTTTGCAGCAAAACTTTTCCAATCATTTTGCAAATTTTCCACTACAACACCTTCTTTCTTAACTGTTCTAATCTGTGATACCAACCAACTATGAAACTTTTTTGAGAGTTATTATACTCAACTATACTGCGATAATATTCAGCTCTAACATATATCATAGCCTGTAATAACGGTTCTTTGCCATAATACTTGTGAGAATAGCTGTTAATAGCATTAATAGTTCGTGGGCCTACTATACCATCTTCTGCAATAACCTGTTTATTAAGTGTGTTATAAGCTCTCTGCGCTAATCTAATACCCCACTTAGTACCATGATTAACTCCTGCATCAAAGATTAATTCCTGCACTCGTTCATCATCAAATTTGTCAAGTTGTATGCTATCCCAATATCTGCTTTTGTATATTTCAACTGCTTTTTCAAGTGGGAAATCCCTCATATCACCATTATATCCATTTTTTCTTGCCACACTTTCAGTTATTCCGTATCGTGTTGGCCCGCCTTTGTCAGCGGAGTGATTAACATAGCCACCTTCTCGCTCAACTGTATTCTTGATTATTTCATTCAAATAATCACCCTCTTTCATCTTCAATTATTTTTTCCAGAGCATCAAGCCTGTCATGTGCTTTAGCTGAATTGTTTTCTACATGATACATTCGTTCAATTAACTTATTGTGCTTATCCTGTTTTTCCTCTATATAACTTAACTTTGTCCATACTATTCCTGCAAAAAATGCTAATGTTACTAGATTAACTCCTATTTGTAACCAAAATTCTGTTGAGAAGTCCAAAATTATCACCTTTCTATTACAATATTAATTAGAGAATGTTATTTTCCAATATACCAATCCTTTTGTATCAACAGTGTCATTCCTAATTGTAAATCTATTATTTTTATCAACTATTTTAAGTCCACTGGAGTTAAATGTATTTCCATCAATTTGTAAATATGTGTTAGAATCTATATAATACAACCCTGGCCCTCCGGGAAAATTAATAGTTGATTCTCCAGGGACTGAATAAGTTTGTTTTGAACCATACACTGCGTTTTCTAAAAGTGTGTTAATTGTTGAACCATTAATTATATTAGTTATATCACTTTCATTAGTATCAATCTGCCCATCCATCTGGTCTAATTTAACTGCTGTTACGCCTGAGTTTTCAGCCCAATTAATCGGTGTATATGCCATTATGGTGTCACCTCAAATTCATTTTTCAAGTTTTGATACATCGCTCGTCTAATTTTAACCTCATCTGGAAAATTAAATTTCCATCTTATTTCAGTATTCTCAAATATAATTTCTGTGCCTGCATCAACCTCCATTAGTATCATTGGGGTTGTATCAGTTGTTGCATCAGCGTTGTATTCTGTTACATATTGACTAACCTCTGTACCATCAATTGTTATACTTCTAGTATCTCCACCATCTTGTATTCTAACAGTTGCCATTTAATCACCTTCCTTGTTTAATAATTGCAAAATACTTGCATTAGTAATTGCAAACGCTTGCTCTAATAGTTCCAGCTATAATCCAAGCGTGATATTTGCAGTGCTTCAGTTTCCTTTTTAATTAAATCATACGGTTGTTTGTCAATTAATACACCTGTGCCTATTTGCTCTGTTGCTCTAAATCCACCTATCCAGCCAAAGTGTGTTATATTTTCATTAGCACTATTAGGACCAAGATAAGTTAGTGTATTAACTCTGTCATCTGTGTTAACATCCTGCTGTGTCCTCTCTTGCCTGCCTAACTCTGTGTCACCGTTGAACCAAGCTATATGTGTTACTCTGTGTTGTTCCTCAAAGTTTGGTGTATATGTGCCATCAGCCTGCCATGTGCCGTCAGCTTTGAGCTTTCTAAATATATTAGGATTTTCAGCGAATGTCCAAGTTTTGCTGAAGTCTATAGGAATAATTAATATTTCAGTTTCTCCTATTCCTTCACTGACTACTAATTCTGCACGCTTAGTTAATTCCATGAAAAACTCTTCCCAAGTTTTGTGCTTGGGTCCTTTAACAGCTTCGATGTCATAAAATATCTGTCCATTCTCGTCAAAAGTATTGGTTTTAGTTATTAATAGTTTTTCACCTTGCTCAATTCCCATATTAGTGAGATTGTTAACTGTAATAAGTTGCCCAGCTTTGAGCCCACTTCTTCTAGTTTGAAACTTCAACTCTTTGCTGTCCACACCGTACTTTTGTATTTTCTTATTTCCTATTTCTATTGCAGCTTCTCTACCTTCAACATTCCCAACTGTTATAGCATCTTCAACTATTCCACTTGTGCCGTCAATGTCAGCTTGTTTGCTTATCAGATTAGGGTCATAAGTTTGTGCTACAATCTTAAACTGTCCGATGAATGTGCATCTAACTCTATCATTGCTAGTTAATCTAGTTTCATTGGTGTCATGTGTGATAATATCAGACTCTTTTTCCCAATACCATTGGAAACCATCATCAACACCTTT